GAAAAATACAGCGCTGGATTTTTCAGGCGAATACGGTAAGTCAGCCACTGAATTTATCGGGGCGGCTTACGATATTCAATCTGCTATCGCAGGGTTAAAAGGCACTGAGCTTTCAGATTTTACCAAAAGCTCGGGCATTCTTGCGGCGGCGACCAAAGCAGACACCGCAACCATTACCAACTACATGGGCACCATGTATGGCATTTTTGAAAAAGATGCCGCAGCACTCGGAAACTCAAACTGGGTAGAACGTGTGACAGGCATGACCGCACAAGCGGTGCAGATGTTTAAAACCGATGGTAATAAAATGTCTCAGGCGTTCAGTTCGCTTGGTTCATCAGCAACCGCCATGGGTGTGGATATGGCCGAGCAAATGGCCGTGCTTGGTATGCTCTCCGCCACCATGGGTGGAGGCGAAGCCGCCACGAAATACACCGCCTTCCTTGGCGGCGCAGTAAAAGCACAAGAAAAACTCGGGCTATCTTTCTTCGACTCATACGGAAAAATGCTACCGATGGCCGATATGTTGGAGTCAATTCAACAGCGTATTGGGCATTTCTCGACAGATGAACAATTTGCCATTCTCTCTGATGCATTCGGTTCGGGTGAGGCGGTAAAACTTATTCAAAACCTGCAAAGCAAAACTGATGAGCTCGCTCAGAAAGTGGTTGAGCTAGATAAAAACTCAACCATGGAAACCGCCATCACTATGGCGAAAGCGATGACAGATCAATCGCAGCGTTTAGAAAACTCATGGTTCGCTATTCGAACCGCAGCATTTGGAATGGTTTTACCAGCCTTCAATGCCGTAACAGGCAGCATCGCCGATGGCCTAATGTGGCTCACATCCATGACTAAAGAGTATCCCACATTAACCACTGCACTGAGTACTGTTTCGATCATCGCTTTATCTTTTGGCGGTGTGGTTGCCTCTCTCTCGCTCGTGATGGGAATAGCCAAAATGATGGCAGGAGGTTGGAAAGTGACCATGCTTGGGCTAACCGGAATATTAAAGCTGTTTAGAATATTAACTTTGGATGCTGCAACGGGAACGTGGGTATTCAACTCAGCATTGTGGGCAAACCCGATAACATGGGTGGTTGCTGGCATTTTGGCGTTAATCGCTGCAGTCGGCGCAATGATTTACTGGTGGGACGAAATCAAAGCCTCTTTTGCGGATACCACTTGGTTCAAAATCATCGCAGCCGCCATAGATGGCGTGATTGAAATGCTCAACATGATCCCCGGCATCAACATCGAGTGGCGTGCCGGAGAACTGCCCGATGTGCCAGTACCAGAAACCCAACCCGCCATCGCAAAAGCCGTTCCTGTACTGCCAGATGTCGCGGCGCTTGAAGCCTCGCGCCCAAGCATGGATAGCACACTCATTGACTACAAACGGCCAGAGAACACCCCGCAGCTATCCAAAAACATGGTGAACAACCTCAACAGCAGCGAAAGCCGCACAACCCATAACGTGCGCCAGTACGGTGATGTTTACATCACGCCACAAGGCGGCATGACGCCAGAACAGCTTGCAGAATGGGATGAACTCAATGCCGGATAAACGCTATATCGATATCAAAGTCATCGACGGCGGCTGGAAGATAGACGCAGGAGCGCAGCCAACCCAATGCAGCGACCTTTACAGCATCGCTCAGGACATCAAACACGCGATCATGGAAAGCGGGCTGGCACGCAAATTAGTGGCAGAACGTAACCCCATTTTACGTGCAGACGTACTGCTGCAAATCGAACAAAAAGCCGAGTTGGATAACCGCATTATTCCCGGCACGGCGAAAGCCACAGAAAGCGAAGCAGGAAACATCCTACTCACTGCCAACGCATACGACTACGAGCAACCCATCAGCACCGAGGTGATCGCATGAGCAAAAGACCGCAGGCCGACTTTGTCGAAATACTCTCAGAATCGGGCGTGCCAGTTACTGAGGATGCCTTCGAGGCCGCGCTCAAAGCAGACGTGACAGAGTCAGGAAGCCTCTTGTCCAACGATTCGCAAATGTCACCCTTCTGGCGTTGGGTTCGTGCTGCTGTTGTGACACCTGCCGTGTGGCTGATCCGCACACTGCTCGCAGGGCATGTCATGCCCAATATCTTTGTGGGTACGGCGGAACGTTGGGCGCTAGAGCTAAAAGCATGGGAATACAACGTCACGCCCAAAGGCGCAGTGAGCACCCAAGGCTTAATCACCTTCACCAAAGCCAACGCCGCAGATGAAACCAGTATCGAAGCAGGAACCATCATTCAAACGCCAGAGATTGAAGGCAAGGTGTACAAACTTACCGCAATAAAAACCACGGTGATCAAAGCGGGGCAAGCCTCCGGCAAAGTCTTGTGTGAAGCCAGTGAAGCGGGAGCCGCTTACAACCTGCCCGCCGGCTATTTCAGCATTCTGCCGCAGGGCGTATCGGGCATTGTCTCTGTCACCAATGAAGCGAATTGGATAACCCAACTCGGCGCAGACCAAGAAAGCGACGAAGAATTAGCCCTACGCCTACAAAACGCCTTTACCAGTGCGGGCGAATGGCACATTGACGATGTTTACCGCGCCATGATTGCCAGCGTGGCGGGGATCCGTAGTGATAACATCTTCTTTGAAAACACAGGCCACATCACACCGGGTAGCGCGAATGCTTACATTCTGATGGAAGTGGGCGCAACGCCACAGCATGTGCTTGACCAACTCAATAAACATATCATGCAAGACGGCCACCACGGCCACGGTGACGTGCTGACTTGTTTAGCCATCCCAGAGACTCAGCACAGCATCAGTGCGCAGGTGGTCTTTGTCGCGAATCTCGATGAGATGCAGAAAATCAATGAACTGCTGGAAGTAGAAAACCGCATTCGTGCCGCATTCCGTGAAACAGCGGCTTATCCAGAAATGACCAGAGCGAAACCAGAAAGCCGATTCAGCATTTCACAGCTCGCCCATGAAATTCACAGCAAGATGGAGAACGTCGAATCCGTACTCATCAAAGTAGACGGTGAACCAACCGACATCATCAGCTTGCTCACTCAACCCCGCTTACAAACCCTCACCGTCACGGAGCTGGAACAATGAGCGAATGGGATAAACAAGCACCAGAGCTAGAACAAACGCCAACGCCGTGGTGGCAGGATGGCGAAACCACCTCAGAAGAGAAGATAGAACCCTATTTTCTGAGCAATGGTGTGTTTGCATTCATGCGCAAAGTGCGCGGCTGGTTGCTGTTCCCGCTTCAACAGTTTGACGCGCTCACCTGCAGTGAAAAAATTCTGCGCCTGATGGCGTGGGATAGAGACATCAAACAATTCAACGGTGAGCCGTTGTGGCTGTTTCGCAAGCGGGTGAAGTTTGCCACCGTTAACGCAAAAGACGCAGGCAGCGTAGCAGGGTTTAAACGCATCTTTGAACGCTTGGGCATTGCCATTGTGTCATTCAAAGAACGCGAAAGCGCCGTAGAGTGGGATGTTTGCACGATTGAACTGACGGACAGTTCACTCTCACAAAACAGCCGTTTAGTACAAACGCTGATCGAACAATACGGCAGAACCTGCCGCCGCTATCGCTTTCAAGTGACCTATCCAAGCGAAATGAACATTTATCACGGCGAGTTCAGCCATAGCTTTGCACTCTATCACGCCAAATCGGAAGAAGTGACCCACATCGAATTCAAGCCTCAGCCGATTGAGCACCATCAACAAATCTTTATCGCCACCTTAGGGGGTAACTCATGAGCCAGACGGCCATTCCACTGCAGTTTGAAAAGTACCTGCAAAATCAAATCAGTGTCGGCAAAGCGCCAGACATGAACGAGATGATTTTTGCCTACATCCCAAACCTTGACCCAAGCCAGCCGATTGACCGTAACCAAGGGCTACCAGCCGTATCAACATGGGTGTATCAGCAGGATATCGATCAAGAGGGTAAGCTAGGCGACAACGCGCTAGTGTATTCCGTAGTGATCCCAGGTTCAGTGGCCGCGTTTACTTTTAACGCCATCTATCTGCGTGATAAAAACGTGCCCAACTCCTGCGGCATAGTCGTACACAAAGCCACTGAAACCAAAGAAGCGGGCATGGCAAGCACCAAAAGCCTAATGCAGCAATACACAGGGGCCGCGCAAATTGCAGGCATTACGGTAGATGCGCAAACGTGGCAAATCGACTACCAAGCGCGTTTGTTGGGTATTGAAGATGATATGCGCCTCGTGAACTTGGATAACTACGGGCACACCGCATTCATTCAAGGCTTTGATGTCACCCAGCAAGCAGACCCAGCCAAATACAAAGTAGCACCGGGTGTGGTGTACGTTGGCGGCTTACGCGCCGAACTAAAAAACGAAGTCATTCAAACCATCAGCGACAAGCCTACGGGGTTATATATTGATGTTGCTCGCACGGGTACCGTGTTATCAAAGTGGCAGAACATCGTCACCATTCGAGCTTCCGAGACACAGCTCACCGACTACATTGACCAAAACCAGCAGCAACACTACGTTGCAAGGCTGGCGGGGATTAATGCGAATGGGAGTATCACAGATTGGCGTGTAAAAACAGACAACGCCGATCAAGAGTGGTCGCCATTTATTAACTACGGCATCGGCCACGAAGTCGTTCGCAATGGCTTGCGCTATATCGCCAGATTGGCGTCAGGGCCGGATAATGGTGGGGCGATTACTCCTTCTGCATCGATCACAAACATTGAAATATGGGATATGGTCATCCCTCAATCATTTGCTATAAATCTCGTTGCATGGGTGAAAATTGCTAGCATATCAAAAACTTTAAGGGAGCCTGTTTATTTGACGATTTCTGGTGGTTCACCAGATAATAGCGCATTACTTTTTGTTGCAGACATCGTTTTCGGTGTAAATAGTATTGGTATTCCTTCGGCATCAATCGGAGCTAAATATCAGACTCTAACCGATCCAAAATTTTACATTAGAGATGATGATGATGAAGACTCCTTTTCTCTGTGGGTAAACCGTCAAACCCCTGGACAAACGCAGTATACTATCACGATGCGTAGCCGCCCTCGTTTTTCCCAGACGTTAGTTGGTGTGCTAGAAAAGGCGGCTACGCAACCAAGTTTTACGACCTTAGTACCCTACGACACAGGCTACCAATTCGCCTCTATTCCAATCGGCATGGAAGTGGCGTTTGACACGCCGCCGCCAACCAATGACCCGCGATTTCGCTTTGTTAAACTGACGTATAACGATGCTTACAACACGGGTTTGCTAACATCACAAACGCTTTCTGGTAGTGCGCCAGAGTTGGTTTCAACGGCGGTAATTTCAGCAGCGAAAAGCCCTATCAATGGGCAGACTATTTATCTTAAGAACACAATGGGGGTATATGCAGTGCCAGCCACAACGGAAGGAATAATTGCACAAAACATACCTCAACCAGCAAGGTACAGAATAGACAGTATAAGTCATGGGGTTAGCTTGCAAACTGGCCCAAGTATCTCTGGATTCATCATAACTAGTGCAGCTTCCGAATCTCAGATTACTGGTGGTTTAAAACCCCGCAGTTTTGGTGAAGTCTTATACAAGAGGATTTACTAATGGACAATCCAGAAACTTTACTACCGAAGTTTTTCGCCTTTGAAGATGCGTTAATGCTAGAGCATGTAGAAGGTGCAATCGAAATCACCGAGCAACAGTATAACGAAGCTTTAGCCGCCAAGATTGCAGGCCGCAAAGCGTTTGTGCGGGATGGTGAGTTAGTCATTTTCTCTGGCATTATGCGCCCAATCTGGAACTGCGAAGACGGTTCAACCAAAGAAATTGACGAACAAGAGTTAATTCCAGAGGGTTGGACAGACAAAGAGCGAAAAACCGCTTTTGATCGCTGGATGGATGGCGAGTGGGTAACGGACATCAGCGCAAAATACATCGACGAATTCAACCAAGTCGATAACCTGCGCCGTAGTTTGTATTTCGCAATGGTTGACCAGTTGGCCTCAGAAGCTAACATCAAACGCCTGCAGGGAAAAGAAGCGGAAGCCATTGAACTGGAACGCCAAGCCATTGCAGCCCGAGAGAAAATCCAGCTTGATCACCCTTGGCCTGTTAACCCTGAGGCGTAACCATGTGGCAAAACAACGCACTCACATGGCCAGCGTCAGCAGGCTCAATCCAGACCACGGCGGAATCAGTCACTCAACAAGTCGGCAGCACCATGAGTGC